GTTGAGCTGCCCGCGACTGCCGATGGCCGCAGGAGATGGGGCCTGTCCGAGGCGTTGGCCGCGCGCGTGGAGCGTGCGCGCGCAGCGTTGGTTCGCTACGGGCTACCCGCGCTTTTCGGCATGGCGACTTGGAAGTCGAATCAAGCCGTCGAGCCGGGCAAGCCGCCGCGTGCGATTTTCTGGGGGCCCATGCGGCTTCTGGTGCTTGCGCGGCAGTACCTTGGGGCCTTTGCGATGTCGTTGTCACTGAGCCCCGCGATCTGCGGGTGTGTGGTCGGAGTCAACGCGTGGAACCCGCACGAGTGGCGCGCGCTGTACGACTGGTTGCACGGGGCCGCCGTCGAAGGCGACTTGGTCGTGGTTGACTTGGATTACTCGGGGTTTGACGCGCGCACTCGGCTGTCCGATTGGATATTGCCGGCGTGGTGCGTGCGCGCTTTCCTCGTCGGTGCCTTGTGGACGGCGTCGTTGGTGTGTGCGGCGTTGGCCGCGTTGTGGAGCTATTTGGCTTCACCATACATCATCAGATCCGAAGTCGTGTTCACCGATTGGACCACCAGTGGGTGGTTCGCGACGTCCGAGTTCAACTCGCTGGTCGACTACATCAAGCTGGTCTGCGCCGTCGCGCAGGTGACCGGTCTGTCCGCCGTCCAGGTCGCGTCGTGTGTGCGCATGATCGTGTACGGGGACGACGTTAATCTCGCGTTCAGTGCGACTTGGGCGCGTGCGCACGGGCTCGACCCGGACAGCCTACTTGTCGCGATGCGTGCCGTCGGCGGGCATATCACGGACGGCGTCGACAAGACGCGTGCGCCGGTTTTCCGCTCGAGCGCGGCGGACGTGAGGTTCTTGAAGCGGGCGCGGCGCGTCGCTATGCGGGACGGACGCGCCTACATGTTGGCGCCGCTGGCGTGGGACTCCGTTCTTCGTTCGCTTACGATGTACGAGCCGTCGCGCGAAACGACCGTGCGCGTGCAGGATCAGCTGGTAGGCGCTTTGCGCTCTGCCGTTGACGAGGCATGGCAGCATGGCGAGGATCGCTTTGCGGAGATGCGTGCGTTCGCCATGAAGGAGGCTGCGGCACTTGACGTCGCCGTCGTATTTCCGACATACGACGAGTTGTGGGAGCGGGCTGTCCAAGGGCGGCTCGTGGCGCCGTGGGTCGGACCCGGCGAAGAGAGTGATAGGTGACACCCGAGGGTGCGTTTCTGTACATAGGAGTGCAGTTTTGCCTATCTCCTGCAGCGGTTGTGTTTGCGTTCGTGCGAGTGGTGTTGGTGTTGTTTGACTTGCGGGCGCGGCTGTGTGTGCTGCGCGTGTGCGTGTGTCGGGCCCCACACTGGGGGCGTTAGAAATTAAGTGCGGTAACGGCGTAGGGCGTAGTGGCGATCGACTAGGACACCGATGTCGACACACGGATGCTCGTACATTGCACATTGCGTTGATCTTGTACGAGTGAAGGGGTTTGCGATCAAGTGTCGCACCGAGTGTACCTCGCCGGCATTCCCGGCAAACACGAGGCGTGGCCAGACCGGCTGAGCGCGTACGTGACCGCGCGTAAAAACCGAGATGACGAGCTCTGGTTCTGCGTCGTAATAGCGCAGTTTTTATATTCGTTCCCAACAACATTACGAATTTAGCGGTGGTCGGTTCCGACCCTAAACTGGAACCGGTTTTGGTGGCGCCCAAGGACCCTGGGCTCGACAGCGCTACGGCGGTGTTCGAGGCGGCGCACGAAGAGTCGCTGCAGCAAGGCGACGCTAGCGCCCCTAACCAACCGCTGACCGCGACGGGCACGGGTCTTAGCGAGTTCTTCGCTAGGCCCGTGTTGATTGCGTCGCAGATCACTTCGGCTGGTTTTAGCTATGCGATAGCCCCGTGGCAATTGTACGCCGTGACGGCGAGCGTACAGGCCAAGCTGAAGAACTTCCACCAGCTTCGCGGGCGGTTGCACGTGCGCATCACGCTCTCAAACAACCCGTACACTTACGGCATGTACGCGGCTACGCTTACGCCGCTGCAGTACTCCACGCGCAACCAGTACACGGCATGTCAGACCAATCATGCGTTCATCGACTTCAATACCGACGCGGCGGTCGAGCTTGAGTTGCCGTTCGTCCATGATCGGTACTTGAGTGTGTCGCCGTACGATTCGACTGAGCTTTCGGCGCTCGCGACTCTTCGCATTTATGAGTGGGCTCCGTTACGCCGCGCGGACGGCGCTGCGGTCGGGTACCCGACCTTGCGCATCTACGCTTGGTTGTCTGAGGTTGAGTTGTTTGCGCCCACGCCGTTTCTCGCTGCGGGCAAGCAGCTCGGCGACGAGCAGGGGCGCAAAGGGCCGATCTCTGGGGTTGCCTCTACCGTCGCGTCCGTGGCCAAGGTCGTTCAACAGGTGCCTTTTCTGGCCCCGTTCGCCAAGGCCACGGAAATCGCCGCTGGCGTGGTAGGCGGCATCGCGTCGATCTTCGGGTTTTCGCGCCCTACCTTCCTGCCGGAGGCCCCGTTCATGACCAACCGTGCGTTTGGGTTTTGGGCGACGTCGCAGGCGCACGATGCAGTGCCCAAGCTCACGTTGGACCCACGCTCTGAGATGCCGCTCGTGGACTCGCTTGTGCCGACGAGTGGTGTGGACGATTTGGCCATCATGCCGTTCACGCGGCGTTGGGGCCTGGTCAAGTCGGGCACGTGGGCCATGACTGACGCGGTTGACACGGCGATGTTTACGGTGGGCGTTACGCCGTACATGTCCTTGCTCACCTCTGCTAGTCACTGGTTGCCGACGCCGTTGGCGCATTTCGCCTTGCCGTTTTCATCGTGGCGCGGCGGTATGCAGTATCGTCTCATCATTCCTGCGTCTGCTTTCCATCGCGGGAAACTTTGGGTGTACCACAACCCGAACCAGACGACCAACACCGTCCCGCCGACCGACTACCTCAACACCACCGTTGGCTGTATGGTTGACCTTTCGCAAGGTGTCGACCTCACGTTTGAGATCTCGCATGCGAATTCGGCGACGTGGTTTTGGACGCCGTCGCCCGTTCCGTTGGACGCGACGTGGGCGGGGTCCGCCACGACCGGCAACGGGTTCTTCAACGCCATCATCTTTGAGCTGTTGTCAGCGCCCGCGGCTGGGTCCACCGTGTCGTACTTTCTGTTCCAGCGCGCCGCGGAGGACTTTGAGGTCGCTGTGCCCTCGGGCAATGTGTTTCGCAATTTTATTGCGGCGTCGCGCGTGGTCACTGAGGGTCCGCCCCTCGGTGTTGAGGAGGTGGCTTGCGATTTGCGCGTCTCGCCCCCCAGCACTCGACTCGCTGAGGGCACTTACGGTGAGTGCGTTGTGTCTTTGCGCCAGTTGGCGAAGCGATACGCGCCCGCTCTGGCGTTTTCTCCGTGGAGGCACGTCACGGATACGTCCAATCAAGTTTGGGGCATGCGCATACCGCTGCCGTTGTACGCGCCCGTGGTACGTACCACGGCTACGGTCGTCAACCCTTGGGTTGCTGGCAGTACGTACGCGCTTTTCAACCCCATGTCGTGGATCCTTGCTTGTTTCCACGGCGTGCGAGGGTCGGCGAAGGTTAAGGCGTGCGTGTACAACAACTGGGGCCAGGCTGGCGAGGGCTGGATAGGGTTCGGCAACGGCACGCCGTCCACTTACGCCAGCTTGGACGGCGCTACGGGGGTCTACTTATCGACGGCGTCACTGACCCCACTCACGTTTACCGACTTGTTGTCGGGTGCCACCGAGGGCATCGACTTGAAGCCGACCGCTGGGTACTTCAACATCGCGGAGGCGGAGATTTCGCCGCAGCATGGCAGACAGTACTTTGAGGTGTCTGACACCAGCGGTTCTTTGGCGCCTGAAGGGGGTGAACTCATGTTCATCCACCCCAATGCGAATCCCGTGGCCACCTTCGTTACGGTGGCGTACGCGATAGGCGACGACTTTCAACCTGTGTTCTTTCTCGGGACCCAGATTTTGGTTGCTAGCGCTAGCACCTTCACTTGGAGCTCCGCCCCGTTGTCGTAGGTGTCGCCCTTTTTCCCGATGTGTTCGGGCCATTTCATGGATTTGAACCCACCGAGCGGGTAGCTCGGAGCTTAGGGCACATGCCCTCCGTCAAGATTGTGGACGGACCTTACATAACTTAGTTGTGCTGGTGGGCACAATCATGTTTGTAGGAGTAGGCGAACCCAAGAGGTTGCGCGTTTTTCATGCCG